CTCGCATGGGATTTGAAATGATAGCATTGGATTATGATCCAAACAGAAAAATTAGTCCGTTACAACAAAATAGAGCTATCAATAGCTCAACATCTGCAACTGCGCAATATGCACCTACACCATATAATATAAGTGTGTTACTTTATATCTACGCAAAAAATCAAGATGATGGGTTACAGATAATAGAACAGATATTGCCCTATTTTAATCCTGATTATAACCTTACACTTAAAGCCATACCTCAGTTAGATATAAAAAATGATCTTCCTATTTTACTAAATAGCATTGGATTTGAAGATGACTATGAAGGCGATATGACTACTCGCCGAGCAATCATTTGGACTTTAAGTTTTGTTATGAAATTAAATTTTTATGGCCCTATTAATAAACAGGGTATTATTAATCGTGTTGTTACCAATACTTTTAGAAATGAAGATTTGACAAATCAGTTACAAACTATAACAGTAGATGGATCTTCAAATACTGCAAATTCTATTCTTGCAGGTAATGTAACTTATATTGATACTTTTCAAGATTTTTAACTATGAAAAATATGGAAAAATTGGATAAATTATTTGGCCTTGATCCTATAAAGGTAGACCCTACTACTGGAGAAATACTTGCTATTTCAGAAAACATTTCTCAAGATAAAGAAATGGATCAAGAGGATGATTATCAATTAGCTCGTCAGACAATGAGAAAACTTCTAATGAAGAGTGAATCCACATTAGATGATCTATTAGAATTATCTAAAAATTCTGAGCATCCAAGAACGTATGAAGTCGCAGGACAGTTTATGAAAACGATGTCAGATGTTTCAAAAGATTTATTATTGCTTCAGAAACAAGTTAAAGATTTGAAGAAGGATGATCCAATTAAAATTGGTACTCAAAATAATATGGTGTTTAATGGATCGACCGCCGATCTTTTTAAAATGCTTAAAAATGGACCACCTGAGGATAATATAATTGATCAGTAAACCTACATCATATAACGGTAATCCCAATTTAAAACAAATTGGTACGCAAATGTCCTACACCTTAGAGCAGGTGCGGGAAATTACTCGTTGTATTCAAGACCCTATTTATTTTATTGAAACATATTGTCAGATTGTTTCATTAGATAGAGGTTTAATACCCTTCAAATTATATGATTGCCAAAAAGAAAAAGTTAATATTATATTGAATAATCGTAAAGTTATTTTAATGGAAGGTCGCCAACAAGGCAAGACTATTACTGCGGCTGCTTGTATTCTGTGGTATACATTATTTCAGGAAAACAAAACAGTTGCTATTCTGGCGAATAAATCATCTGCTGCTAGAGAGGTTCTTTCCAGATATGAACTAATGTATGAGATGCTTCCTATATGGATGAAGCACGGAGTTAAGACATACAACAAAGGTGATATAGAATTAGAAAACGGATCCAAAGTATTTACTGCAGCAACAAGCTCATCTGGTATTCGAGGTAAATCTGTTAATTGGTTGTATATTGACGAAGCAGCAATTATTCCTAATAATGTTGCAGAACAATTTTTTACTTCAGTTTATCCTACAATTTCTGCGGGGGAAACCACAAAGATTCTTTTAACATCTACCCCACTTGGATATAATCATTTCTGGAAATTCTGGAACGAAGCAGAACAAGGATTAAATGGATTTAAAACCATGTTTATTCCTTACAGCAAAATTCCAGGAAGAGATCAAAAATGGGCGGATGAACAGCGCGCCATGCTCGGCGAGCTTAAATTTAACCAAGAGGTTTTATGTAGGTTCCTAGGATCATCCAATACACTTATCAATCCTGATACTATTGGACAGATGTCGGTTAAGCCATATTCCTACTCAAAAGATGGACTTGATGTATTTGTGGAGCCCGAAGAAGATCATGTTTATATGTTAGTCGCAGATACTTCTAGGGGTGTTGGTGGAGATTACTCAGCGTTTACGGTTATGGATATAACCTCGTACCCATATTCTGTAGTAGCCAAATATAGAAACAATAAGATTAGTCCCCTTCTTTTCCCAAATATAATATATAAAGTGGCGAAAGATTATAATAAAGCCTATTGCTTGATAGAAATCAACGATAACGGGCAGCAAGTTGCAGATTCGCTTTATATGGACTTAGAATATGAAAATGTATTCTTTGTCGGAAGTAACAGTAAAAGTGGACAGTATTTGTCCGGAGGATTCTCCCAGGGTGCAACTTTGGGGGTAAGAACTACTAAGCAAGTAAAACGCTTAGGTTGTACGTCTTTAAAGAGTCTGGTTGAAGGACATAAACTACTAATTCACGATCCAGACATCATTAACGAAATATCGACATTTATTGAAGTTCGAGGAACACATAAAGCCGACGAGGGATATTTTGACGATTTGGTTATGACTCTGGTTCTATTCTCATGGGCAACCAACGAATCATTCTTTAAAGACCTCACAGATACCAATTTAAGAAAAGCTTTATACGAAGAGCAATTCAAACAAATTGAAGAAAATCTAACCCCGTTTGGGATTATAGACAATGGTACTCCGGAAGAAGAAAAGCCTCAAATTATGACGGATGCTATTTGGTTTAATGCATATTCAAAATCTCCGGCAGAATTAGATGAAGCTCAAAGAAAATTCCTTGAAAATGTCTAAAAGATGATAATTATAAATAAATAGAAATCATATTATAGAGAAGCATCTATAAAATTATCAAGGAGACAAAGATGGCATTTCAGCTTTCACCAGGTGTTGTAGTAACAGAAGAAGATAGAACAACAATAATTCCTTCAGTTGCAACTACTGCGGGCGCACTGTCCGGCGCTTTTCAATGGGGACCTGTAGAAGAAGTAATTACTGTAGATTCCGAAATTAATTTGGTGAGCCTATTTGGTAAACCAAATGATACTACAGCAGGATATTTTTTTACTGCGGCAAACTTTTTATCATATGGCAATAATTTAAAATTAGTTCGCGTTGTTAATGGTAATACTGCAAAAAATGCAGTATCCACTCCATCGGGTATTATTTCTACAGTAACAGTTAACGATTCAACATCCACTTTTTTAAATGCAGCAAATTTGACAGTTACTTTTGCTGCTCCTCCAGATGCGGATGGAACAACAGCAACAGGAAATGTAACTTTAAATACTACAGGTAATGTAGAAAATATTTTATTAGTATCTGCAGGATTTGGATATAATACTGCACCATCTGTTTCTATAACGAGTGGATCAGGCTCCGGTGCATCTGCTCAAGCTATTCTAGGAGCAGGAGAAATTGGAAACATTTATGTAACTAACCCTGGTAACAATTACACTTTAGCTTCTACTATTGAAATAGAAAATCAAAATTCTACTTCTGCAAGTGCAAATCTTGACGTACATTTTAAATTAAAAGATTTAGTAATTACATCTGGAGGCGAAAACTATGGACCTCAAGCAAATATTGTATTCAGCGGAAATATTGTTCCTGGAGGAATTCACGCTACAGCAACTCTAACAGTTGCAGCAAATATAATTACTGGATATACAATTACAAGCAGCGGCAATGGGTATTTAGCAATGCCGAATATTGTAATTAATAGAAATGACGGAAACACCGGTTCGGATGCTACAATTACGGGCAATGTTGGTTATGGTTATATCAACAAAATTACTGTATTGAATCCTGGTCTTGGTGGTTATCTTTCTATCCCAAGCATAACAATTACTAGAAATAATTCTTTAGGTGGAGCAAATGCTGCAGCACAAGCTAGAATATTGGCACCTGTTGGTTCAATATCTATAATAAACAACGGTTCAGGATATACATCTAATCCTACTCTTACGTTAACTCCAGCTTCTGCAGATGTTCCGTTTATTACATCAAATGCTTCGGGTAATCCGGTCGTAGAATATTTGATTAATCGAGTTAATATTATTAACAGAGGGTTTGGTTACACTACTGCTCCTAACGTAATTATTTCCGACGGAGCAAGTAATTATTCAGCAACTGCTACAGTATCATTATCTCCACCAATAATTAAAAATGCAGAAAATTATGAAAATAGTTTTGCCGCAGGCGGACTTACAATTGGAGAATTTGCAGCAAAATATCCGGGTGTATTAGGAAACTCTATTAAAGTTTCTATGGCAGACGGTGCAACTTATAGTACTTGGCAATATAAGAATCAATTTGATGGGGCTCCTAACAGTTCTGATTACGTAGAAAACAGAGGCGGGTCTAACGATGAATTACACATCATTGTTATAGATGCAACTGGAGAATGGTCAGGTATTGCAGGATCAACATTAGAAAAATTCTCATATCTGTCTAAATCATCTGACGCTAAAAATGCAGATGGTTCTACAAACTATTACAAAGATGTAATATCAAATCAATCTCAATATATTTGGGCAATAGATCATCCCGCAGTTGGAACAAACTGGGGAACTAGTTCTTTAAATAAGAATTTTGCTAATTTAACAGCAAATGTAACAACAACATTATCTGGCGGTGTTTCTGGAGATGATGTTACTGTAGGGAATGTTCTTACAGGATACGATTTATTTTCAAATGATGAATTATATGACGTAAGTCTTATGTTAATGGGACCAACAACATCTGTTGCTGCGGTAAATAATGTTATTGGTATTGCTGAATCAAGAAGAGACGCAGTTGTATTTGCATCTCCACAATATGTAGATGTTGTAAATACTACAGGACAAGCAGATAAAATAGTAACCTATAGAAATCAATTAACTGCATCTTCATATGCAGTTTTAGATTCTGGTTGGAAGTATCAATATGATCGTTACAATGACAAATACAGATATATCCCATTAAATGGTGATGTTGCTGGCCTTGCAGCAAGAACAGATTATATTGCGGATCCTTGGTTCTCTCCTGCAGGATATAATAGAGGTGTCATTAAGAACTTAGTAAAACTTGCATATTCACCAACAAAAACAGACAGAGACACTTTATATAAGAGTGGTATTAATCCTGTTGTAACATTCCCAGGACAGGGAACATTGTTATTTGGAGATAAAACTCTATTGGCAAGACCAAGTGCATTTGATCGTATTAATGTTCGTAGATTGTTTATTGTTCTAGAAAAATCAATAGCAACTGCATCAAAATTCCAATTGTTTGAATTCAATGATGCATTTACTAGAGGACAATTTAAAAACATTGTAGAACCATTCTTGAGGGATGTTCAAGGTCGTCGCGGTATTACAGACTTTAAGGTTGTTTGTGATGAAACAAATAATACAAGTACTATAGTTGACCGCAACGAATTTGTAGCAGATATCTTTATCAAACCTGCAAGATCTATTAATTTCATTCAGTTGAATTTTATAGCAACAAGAAGCGGCATTTCATTCGAAGAAGTCGGAGCATAATAGGAGATAATAAATGGCAATACCATTTAATGTAGAAAGATTTAAATCTGAGCTAACTAACGGTGGAGCTAGGCCGAATCAATTCACAGTTGATTTGCGGTTCCCTAATTATGTTCAGTCGGGATCTAAGGCAGCACAAAAAGCATCATTTTTGATTAGTGTCGCAGAACTACCTGGGCAAACCATTGGTCTTGCCCCAGTATATTATCGCGGTAGATTAGTTAAAATGGCAGGCGATAGAGAATTTGCACCGTTCAATTGTACGGTAATTAATGACTCTGGATTTGCTGTAAGAACTGCACTTGAGCAATGGATGAGCGGAATAGAAGATCTGCAAAACAAACGAGGAAGAATTAATCCTGCTCAATACCAGCAAGATATGTCTATAAAACAATTAGATAGAAATGGTGCAATATTAAAAGAATATACACTAAGAGGAAGCTTCCCCGTAGAAATTGGACCAGTTGCTTTAGATTTTGGTAGCAATGATCAGCTATCAACATTTGGCGTTTCTTTCCAATATCAATCATTTACATCTAGTAGCAATCCTGCGACCCAATTACTTACCAATTTTATTGGTTAATTTGAAAGAGATATAATATTATGGCAGTAAAACTATTTGGCTTTACTTTTGGAAAAGAAGAACCTTTAGATATACAGAAACAAGGTTGGGCTACGCCGATTATAGACGATGGCTCATCTACTGTACAAGCTGGAGGTTATTTTGGTACGTATGTAGATTTAGATGCAACAACTAAATCTGAATATGAACTCATTACTCGATATAGAGAATGCTCAATGTATTCAGATGCAAGTGCAGCTATTGATGAAATTTTAACTGAGGCTATTGCTGCGGTTGACGATGAGGATATAGTTAAAGTAAATCTAGACAAATTGGATATACCGGACGATATTAAAAATACAATTGAAGATGAATTTGATAACATATTAAAGTTATTAGAGTTTGACAATAGGTCTTATGATATATTTAGACGTTGGTATGTAGATGGTAGATTATATTACCAAAAAATTATAGATGCTAAAAATCCTAAAAGAGGTATTTTAGAATTGATGCAACTTGATCCAAGAAAGATCAAGAAGATACGAGAAGTTAAAAAAGAAAAAGATAAAGATACAGGCGTAGATTTAATTAAATCTGTAGACGAATTCTTTATCTATAATGAAAAAGGTTTAACTTATAACCCCACATATTCTGCTACCTCTAATCAGGGCATAAGAATTACAACGGATTCTATTTGCTTTGTTCCTTCAGGTCTTCTAGATTATGATAAGAATGTAGTTATAGGTCAGTTGCATAAAGCAATTAAACCTGTTAACCAATTAAAGATGATGGAAGATGCTTTGGTAATTTA